GGTCAGGAAGTTGACCGACTCGTTTAGCTTGAGCGCGGACTGCACGGGCGACTTTTCGAGGTCCTTGAACTCCTTCGCCGTGTCGCCGACCGCCTTGCCCCCGGCCTGCTCGAGACGGATCGCCGCCCGGGTGAACTTGTCCAGGCTCTGTTCGCCCCCAATCCCAGCCTGAACCATGGTGTTCAGAGCCTCGGCGGCCTTGCCGCGAGTGACGCCGGCCATGGAATCCATGCTCGTGGCCATGGCGTTGAGCTGGTCGGCTGTCACGCCGGCCTGTCCCCCGGTCAGGATCAAATTGCGATTGAACTCCTCCATCTCCTCCCGCCCGCGGGTGAAGGAGAAGAGGAACGCGGCCACCGCTGCCGCCGCTGCCGTCAAGGGGTTGATCAGCCCGAGAACGTAGGTGCCGAGGGCGCGAGCCGCAGGACCGATGCCGCCGAACATGTCCTTGAGCTGGCCGCCCTGCTGGAGAAGCACGCTCATCGGGCGCTGGCCGCCCTGCAGGCTGGTGATGATGTCCGTGAACTGGGCGGGCACGTTGCGCATGGCGGCGGTCATCGCCGCGGACGACATGGCGTGCTTGTTGTTCGAGCCCGCCCCCTTGTTCACAGCATCCGCTGCCTTGGCAGCCGCGGCGGCAGCGTCGGCCGTAGCTTTCGCGGCCGCCGCGTCCGCTGCCGCTGCCGCCTTCGTGGCAGTGGCCTTGTCTTTCGTCGCCTTGGTCGCCGCCTCTTGGGCCGCCTTGCGCTCAGCCTCTGCAGCGGCCAGCCGCGCCGCGGCGGCGGTCAATTGCGCATCGCTCACCGCCGCGGCCGATGTGGCGGTCGACATCTGGCGTGCGGCCGCTGCCACCTCGGTCATGACGACGACCAGCGCCCGGACAGCAACGGCCACCTCGGTCATGGACGCCTTGAGGTCGTCGGTGGACTTCTCCGCCCGCTTCTCCCCGTCGATCATCTTCGAGGTGTCGAGCGTCACCTCGTAGTAGAGATCGCCGACCTTGGTCCCGCCCGCGCTTCCGCGCTCAGCCATTGCGCCGCCCCCCGAACTTCGCATAGGCGGCCCGTGCCGCGTGGTACTCCTCGCGGGTCGCCAAATCCGGCCCCTTGGCCTGTGGGAACTTCATCTCGAACATCTGCTGGAATTCCGTCATGGACAGGGCGTCGGCCTCCTCGCTGCTCAGGCCGAGGTGCACCCTTGCGGCGGAGATGTACTCCGAGGCGTCGAACGCCTCCGCGAACCGCCCCGCCCCGCGCTTCCCAGGCGCCGCCTTCCCGATGATCGCGTGCCGCATCAAGTGCCGGGCAAGAATCACTTGCTGTGCCGCCGGCATGCGGCCCGGGTGCGGCCCCGCCTCGTCTGCCCAGCCGATCAAGTCCGTCGCATCCTCTTGATCGCAGAGACAAGCCAGGACATAGGCCGCATCCTGCGCCGCGCGCGGCCCATGCAGGGAGGCGTACAGGGCGACGATCTCATGTGGGCTCCCGAGCGATGCAACACGGCCGAACGACGGCCGGAAGGTGAAGGTGCGGTTCTCGGCCTCGGCCCCGCCGTCGATGACGACTCGCGCGAGGCCGTGTTCCACCTGCATGGGATCAGAGGTCGAAGAGCTGAAGAGTGATACCGGCGCCGCCGGTCAGGTGCACCGCGCCCTTGCAGTACTCGCGGATCGTCGAGAGCACGACTGCCTTTGACTGGCCAGCAGCCAGGGCGATGGGCAGGCCCGAAGCCACCGAGACCGACCCCAGGCCCGGAACGGCCACGCTGGTGCCGCCGGCGCCGTCGATGGTGACGGTGAGCGCGCCGCCGGTCGGGTTCTTGAACAGCGCAAGTTGCTTCTTGCTGGAGTTGACCGTGATGGTGTCATCGGCGGACAGCGTCACCGGCTCAGCGGCGAAAACGCCCTGCTGGGCGGCGTCAATGGATGTGATGGCGGACATGGTCGCTCCTGATTAGACCGGTGGGGTGAAGGTGATGGCGCCGTTGCTCTTCGCGGTGAGCTTCCAGGTGCCTGCGTTGTCGTACGGGTCGTCGTTGTCCCAGCTGGTGACCAGGAACGGGCCGCTGTATTTCTTGCCGTTCGGGTAGGTCAGGCGAAACCATGCCTTGGGCTGGTAATTCGTCGACGCCGGCGGCTGCGCCACGAGGGACTCGATGAGGCCCTGGTTGTGGACGTCATCGTCGTAGGCGACGCCGTCGAGGCTCAGTTCCACGCCCTTGAAGGTCACGAGCGACGTCTTGGTGTAGTCCGGCGACTTGTCGGCCGTGGTGTCGACGTCGTCCCACTTGTTGCTGACGCTCTTGCCACGGACCATGCCCAGGACCTGGTAGACCAGCGAGGCCTCGATCGCGTTCTCATCCGCGATCGCGAATTCCACCTGTACGTCGCGTCCAACGTGTGCAGTCATTTCTCTCTCCTATATGGTGATTGCCGAGATGGCGATTTCAAAAACGGGCCGCCCGTCATCGGTGGGCCAAAACACCGGCTCGGCCGGCTGCATGAACACGAGGGAGCCGCTGGAGGCGCGCATGGCTTCGACGATGGCGTCGGCACGGTCGCTCGGGATCGAGGCCGGGTCCTCCTCCGCGCCGACCAGCATCAGGCTGAACTCTGGGCGGCGCACCAGGTCAGCCGGCAGGCCGCCGACCGGGCGCAGGACCGCGTAACGGTCCGTCTTCGTCCCGTCCTGCCAGCGGCCGAACTGGATGCGCCAGCCGGGCAACAGCGGCGCGATGAACTCGCGGATGGCGTCAGCTGCGGTCATTTCGTCTTGATGGCGCCCGTGAGGACTGCCGTGATGTTGGGCTCAGCGCGCTCGAACCCTTTGCGCAGGAACTCCTTCTCCGCGCTGGGTCGCCTGAATTTCTGCGGCACGTTCGGGTCGTGCACGAACTTGGCATAGGCCGCGGTGTAGCCCACCGTGCCCACGATCTTCCCGCCCTCTTCTCGCACCAGGCGGTACTGGGAATTCAGGAGGGTGGAGGTGTCGATCGGGGTCAGCACGCTCGCCTCGCTCGCGCCGAGGATCAGCGCCTGGGTCATGCCGCGGGCGGCGCCCTGCTTCACCTTGCTGGTGAACTGGGGCAGGTTGTTGGTGACGCGCGGGCCGGCCATGTCAGGTCACCACGAGGAAATCGTCCGCCGCCCGGTCGAAGGTGTCGCCGTAGCGGGTGACAACCCGCACCTCGAGCGCGCCGGCTGTGATCGGGCTCGCCTCCGCGCTCTCGCCGATCAGGACGCGATCGCCTTGCTTGATGTCGGCGCGCTCCGTGTAGATCATCTGCCGGGTGGTGAACTCCACGCCTTTCGCGTCCGTCATGCGCTTGGACTCGGCGGTGTAGTCGCAATCGAAAGCCTGCGGAGGACCAAACGTCTCGACGCGTGACCAGTCGTCACGGCCCAGCCAGGGCCACAAGGTGGCGCGGGCGGTGTAGGACCAAGAGGCGGCGGAACTCATGCGCCTGATGCTACGGAGACCCTCACGTAAAGGCCCACGACGGCAGGCCGATCATGTACTGTTCGAACGGCGCGGCGCCTCCGCGGAAGTCCGAGCCGAACAGGACGCGCGTGAGGTCCCGGTTGGGGGTCGCCAGGGGCGTGGCGCCGTAGACCGAATTGGACTGGTGATGCGCCAGGCGCAAGACGCGCGGTGACGTGGGCTTGAGCTCCAGCGCCAGAATGCAGCCGTCGCGCCAGGTGGTGGTCGCCCCGCCGCCGGCCTGGTACGAGACGATGGCCCAGCCCGGCCGATTGAAGGCAGTGCCGCTGATGTGCATGGCCGCGTCGGAACCCAGGTAGGCATTGAGGTTGGGCGATGTGTAGGCGTAGGCCACGCCGTTGTCCATCCGCCGGTAGTAGACCGCGCCGTCGCCCACATCCATGTTGCTGGTGTAGCTGACGCTCACCCAGACCGCATTGCCGAGGGCGTCCATCGCCACGTCGCCGTGCTCGCCCTGGGTGTCGAGGGTGGTCCAGGTGGTGCCCGACAGGCCGGCGATGGGGTAGGCCCGCGTGCCGTCCGCGGTGTCGGTGGACCGGGCTTGCGCCGTGGCGTTCGTCAGGCCGCCGATGAAGTTGTGCCAACCGATCACGGCGTATTCACCGTCGGGCGACGTGCCCACCCAGTTCGGTTTATTCGCCGTGGCCACGCTCGACAGGATCGTGTCGGTCTGCCGGTCGTAGGTCATAAGACCGACACCGCCGCCGCCCGCATCCTTTGCCATGAAGGTCCAGTAGCGGCCATCGTTGGACGGCCGCCCTTCCCCGCCGAAACCGAAGCTGGTCGCGGCGGCGAACCCGGCGGGCAGGCGGCCGACGAACGAGAACAGCGTGGTGCTGACGCCGGTGGTGATGTCCAGCTCGTACCAGGTCAAACCGCCGAAGTCGGCCGTGTACCAGATTCGGTTCGGATTCGTCGGGTGCCAGGTGGGCTCGCAGTCGGTCCCCGTGAGCCCTGGCATGCGGCCATTGATTCGACCCGGCACGTCGATGTGCGCGAACGTCGTGGCGTCGTACAGGTGCCAGAAGCTGTTTTCTGCAACGGCGAGAAATTTGGCCCCATCGCAATTGAACATCTGCCGCTTGGCGTAGTCGTTGCGCAGGAAGGCGACCGTGTCCGCCGTGTCGCTGGTATCGGTCACCTGGAAGACCTTGACCCCAAAATTCTGGTCCGTGTAGGCCGGGCTGCTGAGGTTCGCCGACTTCGTCGTGGGTCGCGCCTGGCTCGGGCGGGTGAAGAAGGTGGTGTTGCTGTTGAGGGCGAAGGTGCCCGCGTACAGGGCGTCGAACGTCGTGGCCACTGCGGGCGCCGGTGCCGGCGCAGGGGCCGCCGCAGGCACGGGAAAGATGTCTCGGCCTTTGAACACGCTGCAGTTGATGCGCATCCGCTGGTCCCGAATGCCGATCTCCGGCTGCATGCGCGCGCCCTCCGCGTCTTCGTTGAAGGCATAGATCACGCCGCCACGTACGATGGGGTTCGACTCGATGCGCTTTCGACCGCCTTGGAAATGCCGCTGCAGCTGCGATGGCGTCGCGATCCCGTAGACAGTCCCGTTCCCCAGGCCCTTCCACGGCGTGTCATCAAAGCCTGCGGTCATCGGCACGACGTACTCGAGCCCGACGGACGTGAGCCGCGCGATCATGCGGTCCCACTCGAACTGATAGTTGGCGTCGAGTTCGTCGTAACTCGTGGGCGCCGGGCCGAGAACCGAGTTGACCGGATCCACCATCCGACTGCCGATGTTGTAGTCGCTGAAGGCATCGGCGCCGAACAATTTCGCTTGATACGTCCAGTGGTCGGAGTTGGTCGCGCAGAAAACGACGTACCAGTTTTTACCCGTGTCCGCGCGGAGTTGCGCGATCAACTGCGCCGGCGTCTTGCCCGTGGCGGGAGCCACAACATCGCTGAAGTGCTCGCCCTTGATGATGACGAGGACCGGACGACCATCGATCTTGTCGTAGTCGACGTGGTTCGCCATCGCACCCCAGATGCCGCACAGGGCCGTCCAGTCGGCGAGTTTCGTCACGGGAGCATTCGCCGTCTGCGACTCGAACCCGACGGCGAACTTGATCCCCGTCACCGAGGATGTCATGAAGTTCTTGATGGCGTGGTCGCCATCCGGCACACCGGCGTTCGCGTAGTAGTTGAACCACAGGAAATCGACACCGCCGGCGATGCACTGGCGCTTGATCTGGTCGAGTGTCGATTGATCCCGCTCGTCGTACCGGCCGATCAAGGCCTCCCGGTTCGCGAACGCACCGCCGTACTGGTCAAGCCACCAGTAGGGTCCATAGGTGCTGTAGGGCGGGCCCTGAGGATGGTTGACGTTCAGCCAGTGACCGGGGTAGTACCACATGCCCACGGGTTTCGCCATCGGCTTGCCCAGCCGTGAGCCCGGCCTCGTGATCGCGTTTGACAGCCCCAGGTTGTGCATGGTCAGAACAGCGCGACGATGTCCTGGGCTGTCGTGCCGGTGTCGTTCACCCGGGTGCAGCGCACGGGGAAGAAGCCGGTGGGCACGTTCTTGAAGAGGATGGGGACGCCGTCGACGACCGCCGTCACGTCGCCGGTCGTGCCGATGTAGAGCCCCCGCGCCTCCATGGCGAAGCTCACTGTGTTGGAGGGGGTCACGACGGCCGCCGCGAGGGCTGGGCCGCTGTCGTTGGATGCTGAGACGCGCATGTCGATCCTCCGATCAGGCCCCAGCGACGAGCGGCCCAGCCTCGCCAGGGATGTTCATGAGCAGGCGGAAAAGGGAGCTTGCGATCAGGCCGTGCCCCATGCGCGACGGGTGTTCGCCGTCCACCAGCAGCCCGGCCGCGCGTGCCACGGCCCAGTCCCCCATCACGTCCACCATTCGGGCGTGAGCCACATGGTCGGTGTCCTGCGCAATCTTCCGCATGACATCCCAATAGGCAGACTGGGCGACCGGGCCGGTCGCGGGCGATGGATGAGCGGGATCCCGGGCCGTCATGCCGAGCAAGAGGGTGCATCCGCCCGCGCTCGTGGTCTTGGCCACGATGGCGCGCAGGGTCGATTCGTACTCGGCAATGCTGTTCCCGTAGGAGGCCTGCCGGCTGAAGTCGTTGTTGCTGAAGGCCACGATGTTGAGCGCGTTCGCCACCATCGCGTAGCTATTCAGGGCGTTCGCCTTCGATGCAGCGGGTGTGAGAACGTTGAAGTCGCCGAGACCGATCGAGTCAGAGGCGCTGAAACCAGCGCGGCCAAATCGGCCCACGGCCACCCCATATCCGCTGTGGTACCGGAGTCCGCATTGAGTCGTGATGGCTGCCGTGGTGATCGCGACGGTGTGCGTCGTGTTGGCAAGTCCGGTGTAAGAGACCACCTTGTAGACCTCATTGCCACTGCCGAAGGCCACGGTGTTCGCATTCCCGTCAATCGTGACCGTGAATGCCCCGGTGCCGGAGGATTCCCAGTAATAGATGTCGATGTTCGTGCATGCCGGAACGGTGTAGGTGAGCGTCGCGCCAGAAACCAAATACAGCGCGTAGTTGTGGATGCCCTGCCCCTCGCCCGGCGTGCCGCCACCAGAGCCCGACAGCACCGCACCGGTTTGCTTGGGGCCGATGAACCCCGCGCGACCCGTGCCAACGCCGCTGTACTGCGCCGCCAGCATTCGACGCAACTGCCCGACCCAGCCGGCGCTGTCTCCGATGGCATCGGTGGGCGCAGACAAATTGCCCGTTGGGTAGTTCGGGTCAGCATTGTCGGAGCCCCAGCCAAACGTGATCGAGTCGCCGACGGCGTTGATGGACGCGACCTTGAACTGTGCGTCCTCGAGTTGGCGGCGGATCCTGCGAAGCCCGAGCGGCGAATAGACGGGCACGCCACCGCCGAGGGCGTAGCCCAGGTCACCTGCCTGGGCCTGCGTTCCGACTTGGTAGGTGGCGCTTCCGCTCAGCGCATCCACTCGAAGCTTTGCCGGCACCGTGTACGGGCCGAAGTCCCGGGTGGTGGCCGTCACCGTTGAAGTGCCGGCCGGCGCGCCGTAGGCCGAGAGGACTGTGGCCGCTCCGCCTGTGCTGACGCGCAGCACTTGGCCGGGATTGAGGACGACGTTGGCGTGTGCGCCGGCGGAGAGTTGAGACATGGCGGCCCCTGCAATTCGATTGCGTCCCATGCTATGGAGAGGTCATCGGTCCTTCACCTTGAGTAGAAGCGTGCGGTCATCCTGCTGGCCGTCGGCGCCGACGACCCTCAGCGTGACCGGGTACTTCGCGCCCGGCGTGTAGACCGGAGACGCAACCAGGCTGATGCGCACGAGCACGACCCCGGCGCTGTGAGAACTAGACAGGCACTGCAGCGGGGCCTGGGCAATGACCTCGTGGGAGGCGTACGTGGTGCCCATCGAGCTGAGCCAGTCGGCGATCTCGATTGGGATGTCCCGGATCGCGTTGGGATCGAACTGGGCGAAGGGCTTGGTGGGGTCGTCGAGGTTCCAGGCTGCGCCGGTGGTCATGATGGAATCCGGAGGTTGAGGAGGTCCGAGGGCACGCGGTAGGCCAGGCCGTCAGCGGGCACCGTGTAGGTCCAGAGGGCCGAGGGTTCGGGCTGCAGTCCGGCGAGGTCCCCGGCGACGGTCGAGCTCGCTCGCGCCAGGGCCGCCAGTGCGATGCTGGTGGTCAGCTCCGCCGCCACTTGGGCCCGGGCGATGACGACGCATGCCAGAGGGATGGCTGTCGAAAGGTCGGCCGTCACGGTGCACTGCGCACCCGCCGTGCCGGACAGCGCCGCGGCCGTGCCGTCCATCGTCGCGGTGAGGGTGCAGTTGGCCGACGGGCTGGCCACGAGGGAAACTCCCGTCGTGAGGGCCGCGGCGGCGCTGCCGACCGCCGAGACGGCAGCCGCGAGCGCGATCCCGGTGGACAGCGTGGCGCCGCCTGCCGCACTGCAGCTGACGTTGGCGGCCAGTGCAATGGATGTCGACAGGCTGGCGCTCACCGCGGTGCCACAGGCGACGGCGGCGCTGAGCCCGACGGGCGCGCTCAAAGTCGCCGTGATGCTGGTGCTCGCCTGGGCGGACGCCGCCAGCGGGATGCTCGTGGTGAGGTCGGCCGCGCCACTCGTCGACGCGGAGGCTGCCGCGGCGAGCCGGATTGACGTAGAAAGGGCGGCCGTCACCGTCGACGCCACGGAGGCAGAGGCAGCGAGCCCGATGGCCGTGCTGAGGCTGGCCGACAAGGTCGAAGAGGAGGCAACGGCCGCGGCCATGCGGATCGACGTGGCCAGGGCCGCCGAAAGGCTGCAGGTAGCCTGGATCGTCGCGGCCGGGCGGATGGAGGTCGTCAGGGCAGCGGCAACGGACGTCTGCGCCTGGACGGCAGCCGCGAGCGCCGCGGCACCGCCGCCGGCCGCCACCTTGTACGTCACCATCGCCGCGATGTAGGCGCCGCCGGATGTCTGCGACCAGGTCGCGGTCTGCACGGCCAAGGAAGCCCCGACCAGGCTGCGGTAGGCCGACAGGCCCGCCTGGTGCGAATCCGCGTCCTGCTCCACCCAGCACTGCGTGTAACCCGAGGGGAGGCCCCATCCAGCCGCGGAAGTGCCCGTGTCCGAGCTGGCCACGGCGAACACCACCTCATCGGCCTGGGTGATCGCGGCCGAGCTGCTGACGGATGGCGTGGTGCTCGCGGTGCTGCCAGTGGACCCAGTGCGGTCCAGCGGTGTGGCGCTGAGCCCGCTCCACTCCTCGATGCTGGCGGTGACGTAGTTGTCGGTCCCGCCCCCGTAGGTGATGACGACGGCGCTGCTGCCCCCGCTCACACCTGACTTGCGCCAGTACTCGACGGCGCTCACGGCGCCGCTGCCGGCCTGGCGGATGTCCATCGTGGCTGCAGCGCCGCCGATGGTGACCCCGGTGATGCGGGTGGCGCTGCCGTTGTAATGGCTCAGCCCCACCACGACGGTGTTGCCCGCCGTGAAGTTGCCCGTCGCGTTGAACGTCGTGGAAGTGCCGACTCCGTCGGCCTGCCTCTTCCCGCTCGACTGGACGAGCGTCGCCGCCATGGCTTACGTCGTCCAGCCGGCCGCCAGCGGCGCGGTGAAGGCCGTCAGGACGGTCGGGGTCACCCGGACAGCGGTCGGCCTGCGAATCACCGGCTCGCCGTCAACCATGACGGTGGGCCACTCACCTGCGACAGAGGCTGACGCGATGGGCACGCCGCCCTTCCCCACGACCGCCCCGGAGAACGTGTTCTCGCTGTCCGGTTGCCAGGTGGTGCCGCCATCGAAGGACAGCTCGACAAGGATGCGCAGGCACGGAGCGGCGGGCCAGTTGGGCCGGTTGCCCACGGCGA